GTCCCAACGGGCACTACTCGCCCCCGGACATGCCACCGGCCATCACCCGACCCGTGCCGAGGTCCGCCGCCCGGCCATCACCCACCACCGGCCCGTAGGTAGCAGCACGTGACCGTCACCGCACACTCTGATCTGATGCACTCGGATCTGCTCGAGGAGTACCTGGCAGACCTGGTACACACGTCCGCGGCCGGCACCGTCGCCACCTACACCACCGTGCTGCGCCTCGCCCACCATCACCTGCCCGCCGGTGTGGTCGTCGCCACCACCGCCGAGCTGCGGGCGTGGCTCACCTCCCGCGACTGGGCGCCGGCGACCCGCTCCACCTACCGGGCCGCCCTGCGCAGCCTCCACCGGTGGCTGGTCGACCGGGACTACAGCGACTATGACCCCAGTGCCCGGCTGCCCCCGGTCAAGATCCCTTACCGGTTGCCGAACCCGACCACCGACGATGAGACCCGCCGGCTACTCGCCTCACCCGAGCCGGTCGGACGGTGGGCGCTGATCGCCGCGTACACCGGCGCCCGCTGCGTGGAGATCTCCCGGCTACGGCGCGAGGACATCACACAGGAGTCGGTGCGCCTGGACGGCAAGGGCGACCGGGAGCGGCTCGTACCCTGCCACCCGCTGATCTGGGCAGAACTCCGCGACCTCGACGGCCCGGTCGCCGACGGGTACACGGCGAAGATGATCAGCGACCGCGGCCGGCACCGCGCCCGGCGGCTACACATCGCCGGTGGGCTCCACCGGCTCCGCGCCTGGTACGCGACCACCCTGCTCGCCGGCGGCGCCAACCTGCGCACCGTGCAGGAGCTGCTCGGGCATGCGTCGCCGACGACCACACAGGTGTACACCTTGGTGCCGCCGGCCGCGTTGACCGCCGCGGTCAACGGCCTGCCGGACCTGGCCGGATGACCGGCCGACGTTGCTCCGGCCGGAGCTCGGCGGTCACCGGCACCGGGGCGTCGCCGGCGATGACCACCCGGGGGATCCGCTGCGGGTCCAGGTGGCCGGGGTGGCCGACGACCAGCAGGTCGAGCAGCCCGGCATGCAGCAGCTGCCGCACGTCGGACCAGTGGCGGACGACGGCGGCCAGCTCCCACCCGTGCACGTCGACCGCCTCCGCGCAGATGGCCAGCCAGCGGTGGAGGTTGAGCCCGGCCGGGACGTAGATCACGGAGCGCAGAGGGTCACCCATTCGGGTGACCCTGCTCGGCGAGGAACCTCTCCAGGGCGGCCATGACCAGCCCGGAGACCGGCATCCGGTGGGAGCGGGCGTACCGTTCCGCCCGCTCCCACAGCGCAAGGTCCTGCTCGCGGACGTAGATGGTTGTCTGCCTGCCCATATGGATGACACTTAACCCGCATGGGGGTATGCGTGTCCCCGGATACGCGATAACGTGCGGCTGTGCGGCCCGGCCGTCACACGCTGCCCGGCGTAACCGCCGGGCCGCACCCCCTAGGAGGAGCCGTGGCAGACGGGGTTGGTGCACCGGGCAGCCCATGGGCGGAGGCGGTCGACGTGTGCGCCCGGCCGTGGCCGAGCCGGGTCGAGGCGTTGGAGCAGGCGGCGTGGCTGCGGCGGGATGACTGGGTGGTGCCGGCATCGACTGGGCCGGGTGTGCCGCGGGAGGATGGCACGGTGGTCGTCGCCAGCGTGTACGACCCGCGTGACTGGTCAAGCCCCGGGGACATCTGCTACGCGGTCGAGTGAGGTGGCGGCCAGCCCGGGGTTCAACCCCAGCCGGGAGCACGGCGGTTGCGCGGGCCGGCCGGACCTCCCCGATGATCAACCGGGGAGTGCTCCATCACAGCATCAGGGTATCGGATCCAGGCTCACGCGTACCACCGCTGCCCCGGCGCCTCGACCACCCGCAGCGCCTGCTCAACCATCATCCGCACCCACGAGTCAGGGTTGCTGTCGGCGATGCCGTGGAGGATGTCGACAACCAGCCGGTCCGCCTCCCCATGCGCGACCTTCGGGTCTGCGCCGGCTGCCAGGTCGGCGACGATCCGGTCGGCCCGTTCCCGCGCCGACTGCGGGCTGATCTCGGTGTGCTGGGTGATCATGTTGTCCCTCCTTCGGTGGGAGCGTGCCCGGTGCCCGGTCAGGACCACGGGAGTTGGCGTACGTCGTCGGCGATGTGCTCCGCAGTCCGCTGCGCCAGGACCGCATGGCCGTACACGGCCTGCGCCGCGGCCTGGAGCCGCAGCCGCCACAGCACGTCCCCCACGGCCATCCACCACGCGGCGCGGAACTGGGCGGTCCGGTAGGCGAGTAGCCAGGTAGCCGGCCACATGTTCTCGGGTGGGTCTAGGTCGCTCACGTGTACGGCACCTCGGCGGGGTATACCAACACGTTCGCGCCCGTGCCGTCCATCTCATCGGCCAGCCACTTCGGGACCAGCGTCGGCTGGCCTGGCGGCGCCATCGGGCGCTCAGCGATCGCGCGGAGGTGAGCGCGGATGTCCCCCAGCGGATCATGGACTGGGTCTGCCCAAGGCATCGGCGCGTCACGGTAGTACGGGTGCCACTCCAGCGGCGGTGGGGCGGCGCTCACGTGGTCACCTCCGCGGCGAGCGGAACACGACGGTCACGTTGGCGGGGTGATAGGTCTTACCGTCGATCACGTAGCCGAACACGGCGGCGAGAGGCGCCCACCCGGCAGCGACCTGCGCATCCAACACGGCGCGGGCGCCACCCTCGTACCAGGTGCGGGCGACCAACTCCACGTCGGCGTCGGTGTAGCTGTAGCTCAGAGCATCGGCAGCGCGAACAGCGCGAACCTCGTCCCAGGTGATTCGCTCCACACCGGTGTGGTCGTTGGCGCGCGGGTTGTTTACGTCGGCCATGTGACCCTGGGAGATGTGATGTGAGTGGCGATACGTGCCCGGCCCGTGTTCGTGCATGGCGTACCAGTCGAGCCCGTCGACCGGGGTAGTCTGCCCGCCCGGCGGAGTGTGGTGCAGTGTCATGTCAGGTCCTTCCTTCGGTGGGAGCGTGCCCATGGTCGGGGTTGCAGATCACCCGGACCTGCTGGATGGTGAGGTATCCGGACAGCTCCATGATCTCCCGGTATGTGAGTCCCGCCTCGCGGGCGGCGCGCATCGCGGTGTGCAGGTCCGGCTTGGTCGCCTCGGTCTGCTCTCGGAGCTGCCTATACCGCTTGCCGAGCCGTGTCAGGTCTTCGTGCATGCCACCCATACTAGCACTAGTACTACTGTTGTGCAAAACCAGCCGAACGGATGACCTGTAGGGCTTGACAGCAGTAGTACTAGTGCTAGTATTAGAGACACAAGAGCATACAGGTTCCGGGCCAACCAAGATCAGCGGCCACCGCGGGTAGAACCGCCAGGGACAAGAACAAGAGGGCCTACGCCCTCAAGGCACCATCACCTCCACTCTCAGCGAACCGCAAGAGCGGGGAAGCCGCGCAGATGCGGCGACAGGCCGACGATCTGAGAGCCGGCCAAGTCGCACCTGCTCCTCCCACGGGACTAGATGCAGCGCAACGGTGGTGGTGCCTTGAGGACGCAGGACGAACGAGAGGACGATCATGAAGACCTACCAGGATTACGTGGCCGACCGGCTGGCCGCGTACGGCGCCGAGGCCACGATCGCGGAGATAGCCACCACAGCCGTCGACTACGAGCGGGCGCGGCAGGCCGGCCAGGCCGATCGTGCCGCATCCCTGCTGGCGCACTACGAGACGCTGACGGACCGGCTGGGCTTCGACCCGCTGGCCTGAGAACAGCCGGGGGGCCCGGCCCGGGCCCCCCTTCCCGACGAAGATCAACCCCCACACCTACGAGGAGTGAGGATCATGAGTGACACCGAGACCACCAACCAGCCGACCGAAGAGCGCTGCCCGGTATGCGGCGGCCCCACCGAGACGGGCACCTGGACCGGTGCCACGCTGTGCCGCGATTACGGCAGCGAGCACTACCGCCGGGAGCGCACCGACCCGACACCCCAGTGAGGAGTCAGGACCATGACCACCACCACCCGAGCGGCTGGCCCGGTAACCCCACGCACCCACCCAACTAGCCGACGAGGAGTGAATGATCATGACCCTGGCCCAGGCCACCCTGGAGATGGCCTTCCGCATGGCCGAGGCCCGGGTGGAGCTGCGTACCGCTGCGAACGCGGCCGCCTTCCACACCGCGGCGCTGAAATATCAGCGGCGTGCCCTGGCCCTGACCCGGCTGGTGACCGCACTCGACCTGCAGACCCGCTGACGCTGCCCGGTCCCAACCGCCCTGCGGGGCGGCGGGGGCCGAGTGGCGGAACAGACCCGCCACCCGACCGGCCGGGGGCGACACCCCCCGGCAAGAATGAGTGAATCATGAGCACCATCGACATGCAGCCCCAGCCTGAGCCTTACGACATGACCCAACCACCCCCGCCTGCCCCGGCACCGAAGGCCAAGCGCGGCCGGACGATCTTGATCGCCGTCGGGACCGGACTGTTCGCCTTCGTCATCGGTGTGGCCGCTGGCGGCGGCGACACCCCGACCACCGACGCCAGCCCTGGCACCAGCACCATCGTCACCACCACCCCGGCGGCGTGCGAAGACGCGCTCACCGCAGCCGAGGACCTGTTCGTCCTGTCTAGCCGCGGGTTCACCCTCAACGCTGAGGCGCTCACCCTGGCCGGTGAGGGTATCGCGGCAGCGGTCGTGTGGGATGCGACCGAGCTCGACAGCATCACCGACGACCTGGAGGGTCTGACGGTGGAGATGGAGTCAGTCGCGGTCGACATGGACACGGCCCACGCGGCGTACGACGAGGCCGCGGAGAAGTGCCGCAGCTGACCCAGCGCACAGCAAACAGCCCGGCCGAGGTCTCCCTCGGCCGGGCTTTGTCCCGCGTGAACAGCAGGCTGTGCCAGCTTACGGCTGGAAGTCGCCCTTGTCGGCGTTCGGCGGGCGCGGGTCCTCGCTGTTGTTCGTGTTGCCGCCGTTGTTGACGCACGTCCACCCGCCGCCGCTCGGGTTGAGGGCGCCCACCTGCCCGGGTGGGCAGGTGATCGGGTCGGCGTGCGCCGGGGTGGCGAGCCCGGCGACGAAGAGCAGCCCCACCGCGATTGCGGTGAAGATCTTGATACGCATGGTGCCTCTTCTCGTTTTGGCTTGAGCCTCCATTATCGCAGCGATTGAGCCCGGCCGGGAGGGCCACCATTCCCCTTCCCGGCCGGGCTCCCACCCACTGCACCTACCCGAGTAACGTCTAGTCGATCTTGTCGGGTTTCCGACTATGGGCACGCTCCCACGGCCACGTCACTCCCAAAACCAGCGCCACGGCCAATGCGTCATGTGCGGAACCAGAAACACCGTGAGCACCACCAGCGCGGTGGTGAACGTGGCCACCGTCCACTTCCGGCGCGGCCGCAGCGGATACACCCCGAGGTGCCGCTTGGTCCACTCGGTCAGCGTGCCACCCCGGCCGCGGTGCAGCAGGGCGACCGTCTCCGCGGCGACGAACCCGCCGGCCAGCAGGATCAACCACGCCGTCCAAACCCACGTGAGCCAGCCCGGGTCGGTCATCAGTCCGCCACTCCGCAGCTGCACGGCTCGTCCGGGTCGGCACACCAGTAGGCGTGCGGGTCCGGCTCCACTACCGGCTCAGTCGGGCATGTGTCACCCGGCTCGTGGCCACCGCGCGCCAGGAACACCGCTCGGCGTACTCCGGTCAGCCCGTCCCGGTCGGCATGCTGCTCGGCCGCCTCTGCGAGATGACTCATCATCCTTTGCAGGTCAGCCACGGCACCCTGGCAACACGTCTTCTCGCTCACGGCTGGTCCGCCGGCTCGGTGGCGTTGGCCGGTGAGACATACGTGGCCAACGAGGCGGCGACCAGCACCGCCAGCCCGGCCACCTCCGGTGCCAGCTCGACCCCGGCCAGGTGGGCGACGCCGACCACTGCGGTGGCGGTCAGCCCGCCCAGGATTGCCGCTACCAGCTTCCGTACACGTGCCATGATCTTGGTCCTCTCAGTCGCATCGTAGGCTCGGCGGCTCCGGCACCGGATGCTCCGCCAGCGCCGTGCGGTACTCATCGCTGGCGGCCAGGTAGGCGGCCAGCGCCGCGGCGAACTGTTGCTCGTCCTGCTTCGCGACGGCGCGGACCAGCTCGTCCAGGGCGTCCGCGCGGGCCTGGGCCAGCCCGCCGAGCAGGGCGGTGCGGGCCACGGTGGCATCGCCCCACGCTTGCACGCAGGTGATGATCTCGCTCTGTTGCCGGGCGACAGCTTCCACGCGTAGGAACCCGGGTACGGCCACCACCGCCAGCATCAGCAGCGCGGCGAACAGCGGACGGTCCCGCAACCAGCGGAACATCAGTCAACCACCGCCGCCAGCAGGGCCAGACCCAGCCCCAGGACCAGCCACGTCGTCGTGAACGCGTACTGCCTGACCGTTTGTAGCACCATGGCTACCTCGTCTCGCTTCGTCGATTCGCATGAAGATCGGGCTGAGCAGGATCGCGCCCAGAAAGCTGAGCACGGCCGGCCGGGCCCCGCCGAGCGTGATCTCGAAAATGGCCAGGCCTTGTGCGGCGACCACAACCATGCCGTCGCGCAATGATCGGCTCACCGGGGTTCATCGACTCCGCCGAGCACGGTACGCAGCGCGGCCTCCACCTGCGCGGCAGTGGCGCCTGGCACCGCAGCGGCCAGCGCGGCCGGCAGCTCGGCCAGCTGTGCCGCCACCGCCTGGTCATGCTTTGCCAACTCGGCGGCGACCGCAGCCGCCACGTCCTGCCCGGCCACCGCGGCGAGGATTGCCGCGTTCTCGGCCCGCGCGGCCTTGACCTCGGCCAAGACGACCTTGCCGTAGGCCCAGCCGTTGCGGGCGCCGACCGCGATGCCGTAGTCGCCGTGGGCGAGCCGGCCGGTGCCCTGCCCGGCCCACACATCCCCGTCCACATGGATCTTGAGCCGTTCCGCGACCGCTAGAGCGATCTCGTCTGCTGTTGGCATGTCCCCGTCCTCCTCTGTTGGTAGCCCGGCTGCGATCCACGCCCGCAGGCGGGAGCCGGGGCATTCGGTGGCCTGCCCGGGTAGTTGCCCGTGGCCGGAGACCAGCAGCCGCCGGCCGGCGCGACGCTGCGCCTCTTCCCACACCCAGCGCAGCGTGGACAGCGCCGCGGCCGTGGGGGCGGTCGAGCCGGACGTGCCGATCCAGCACACCCCGACCCAGGCGGTGTTCTGGTTGGCGGCGTGGGCGCCGATGGCCGACCAGGTGCCTTGCCGGCCCTCCCACAATCGGCCGTCCTGTGTGGCCAAAAAGTTGTATCCGATGTCTACCCAGCCATTCGAGTCCATCTGGTAGTCCTGGATGGCGCGGACGGTTTGGGTGGTGGGACCGGCGGAGTGGTGGATGGCCACGCCCGCCCGCTGCCCCCAGGTGGTGGTGGAGATGCTGCCCTTGGGTGCCCGGGCGCCCCACTGTGATCTTGTGACGATCGTCGGTGCCATAAGACTCCTATCGGATGATGCACATTCTACGGCCATGGTGCACACTGGAAACGGAAGCGGCCCCGCCGGGCGACTGGCATCGCCGACGGGGCCTAGGAGACCACCTGACTGGAGGTAATCCCCATGAGCCGTTACACTACCCGGCGCGCGATCGTGCTTACCGTTATCCTCCTGGCCGTCACCGCCTGGCTGGCCTACATGCCGGCCCCAGCCCCGACCCCATCGCACCCCGGTGCCCCGGTCCAGCCACACACCCTCAACGAGTTGGCCTACGCGGAGGCCATGCGCGAAATCCACGGCGTGGAGTGGGTCTACGTCGATGCGTCCATCGATGGCGGATACGACATGTGCTGGCGTATCGACCTCTACGGCCTGAACCGTGATGGCCTGGCTGGGCTGGAGGGGTACATCGCCGAGCCGTGGGAGCGTGAGCAGGCCGAGGCGGCCGTCCGGTATCTGTGCCCCGGTCAGTAAGCGATGGCAATGATGAGCCGGTTGGCGAAAGCCACCGTCTCACCGGATACCCCAGTGGCGTACTTTCCGCTGATCGTGTGCGTGCCAGCGTTTAGACCTTCGAACAGATGCCCGGTCAACGCCCGGCCGCCAATCCGGTGCGACCAGGAGGTCGCACCGGTGACAGTCACCGACTGGGACAGTTGGTAGGTACGGGTTATGTCCGCCGCAATGGTCGTTGCTCCGGAGATGGCTACCGACATGTTCGCACCAATCTGTCCGCCGTCGGTCCGCGGGCCGGCGTCGATACTCGCACCCCAAAGCACCAGGCACCGGCCGGTGCTGGTGATCTGGACACCGGTCACTTGAGGGCCGGCGGATGAACCGTCGCCGAAGGTGGTTGAAGATGTGGTCGTCTGCCCGGCGGATACGGCTGTCTGGATGAGTTGCGCATTCACAAACTGCGCCAGCTCGATCCCGGCCGCGCTGGTCAGCAACTCCTCCACGATCTCATTCACGAGATCGCTCAGCAGTGCTTTCCGCATGAAAATCTCGGGCACACCGGGGTCGACGCGGAACACATCACCGGACCCGTCCCGGGCGACCAGTCTGCCATCGGTGACTGTGATGTCCCCGCCACCTGCAACCTGGATGCTGCCCAGAACGTCCAGCACCCCACGTAGCGACAGGCCGTCGGAACCGGCCCGGAAGATCTCCTGCCCGCCCGGGTCGAACACCACGATCGACTGACCGGTCACCTGGATCTCGCCGAGCACGCGCAGGATGCCGGTCAAGGTCAACCCGGCGGTGGACAGGCGCATCGTCTCCGCACCGGCGGCGTCCATGATCACGATCGAACCGCCGCGGACGTTGATGCCGCCGCGGCCGATGGTGGCGGCCTCCAACCTGCGGGCGGTCTCGAGCTGCCGGATCCGGTCCTCGACGACGGTGAGCCGGCGCATCAGGTCGCCACGGGAGAACGCCGGGTCGGCCAGGTTGCTCATGACACCTCCGGGTCGCTGGCCGGGTCGAGCAGAATCGGCGACGCCAGCCCACTACTCGGGTCGAAGTCCCAGCCGATGGCACGGCCGACGCCTGTTACCCCGGCCGGGTGGCCGTGGCCGATCAGGTCCCACCCGATGTCATCACCCAACGCCCAGTCGACGTTCAGTCGGGGCGGCTGGTCCCACCTGCCCGACAGGTGCCAGGTGAGCGCCCCGTTGCGGGACCGGGCAAGCCGGGATGTGGCGTGGTCGTCCAGGGTGTCCGTGTCGACGATGCTGGACGACGGCTGCCAATGCAGCTCGACGATCGGTATGCCGGTGGCCAGCGCCGTCAGGTCGACGGCTGGGTCGGATACCAGTTGGTCCTCACCCTCACCAGGGGCGTAGGCCACCACGAAGTTGGCGTAACGGCCTTCGGTGTGGTCCTCCGCCAACTCGTAGGTGGTCTCCGAGCTGGACCGGGTGGCGAACCGGGCCGTGGGGACGGCCGCGGCCCGGCCGATCCGATGGCGGATGCGTAGATGCCGGGTGACCACTTGGTGGCGGTTGTCCTGCCAGTCCAGGTCCACCGTCCACTCAAGGCCCACCCCGGCCAACTCACTGAGCCCGTCGTAGACGGTCTGGCGGTCCGATAGCAGGTATGTACGGTCCCGGGACACTCCGGTGGCCACCGCATCAACTGTGATCGGGATGCCCAGTCCCACACCTGCGATGTCTCCGGCGTCGGCGGCCAATCCGGCGGCGATCACCGCCTCGTCCTCCCCGGTGTACGTGTGGTCGCGGATCCGCCGGGCCCGGTAGTAGGCCTCCAAGGTCACGCATGGCAAGGACCAGGTGGCGTCAGATCCGCGGATCCGGTCTTTCACCCAGCCGGCCCAGGACGGGACGTCGTTGACGACCAGGACGATCATGGTGCGGATGGGTTGGGTGGCACGCTCCAGCAGGCCGATCGGTAGATGCCCCGGGCCACCGGTTGGGGCGGGCAGAGACAGCGCAGACTGGGTGTAGGCGCACAACACCCGCGACACCTGCCCGGTGATGTCGGGCAGTTCTGCGATACGCCGGCCGGTGACCACATCACACGCCAGCCAGGTGATCACGGCCCGTACCTGCGCCTGTGCCACCTGCGCTCCGCCGGCCAAGCTGGCAGCGAACAGCCGCACACCGTCGACCACCCCGAACTCGGCGTCGGGGTCGGCAAAGAAAGGGATCAGCGGCTGCGCCGGCTGCCCCATGGCCAGCACACCACCCGCAGCGGTCACGCCGAACATCGACCGGTGCAGTACCGTGGCGGCCAGCTGTGCGGACGACAATTGGTAGCCGACGGGTGGCGGATCCAACGTGGCCACCCGCAGGCTGAACGGCGCCGACGCAGCGACGCCGACCGCTGTGCGGGACTCCGCCGCCGTCGCCGCGTCGGCGAGCAGCGCGTCCGCATTCAGCCGGGCGTATGTGAGGGACGCGTCGGCGACCGCCCGCGCCTGGTCGATCCGCTCCGATTCCGTCGTACCACCCGAGTCGCATTCTGCGACCAGACTGGGCATGTTACCCAGCCCTGCACGATTACGTAGGATCGTCTCCGTGTCCGCGCCGGGCCAGTCACCCGTGGTCATACCCAACGCGTCGAAATGCAACCGGATCGCGTTCACGGCGTTGACCGACCGGGCAGCGATCAGCGGGTCGACCTGCACGTTGGTCGGCCCGAGCAGCTGCGCGTTCTCGGCGACACCGCCCTCGTGAAGGTCGACCACCAGCCCTGGACGGGCATCGTGCAGCACGGTGGCGATCGCCTGCGCCTCCACGCTGCGTAGCTGGAGGTGGTCGCGATTGATGTCGATACCCTGCAGGTTGTCCCGCTGCAGCACCTCCACGCCGTCCGGGTTGCACGTCGGCATGAGCAGCACACCGTGGCTCTGCAGCACCGCCAGCAGGTCCGGGTCGGTGGTCACGGCCAGGTCCTCGGCCAACTCGATAATCGCCTCACGGCCGGCGACCTCATTGCCGTGCTGGGTGCCAGTTACCAGGACGATCGCCTGGGCCGTTGCCTCCGGCGGCGGGTCGCCGACTCGTAGCAGCCGCACCGGATGCCCACCCACTGTGGTGCCGAGCACGGTCACAGCCACCCGTCCGGTGGCAACCATCGCGTCGACCCGGGTGGTCTCCTCATCCAGCGTGGCGAACACCATCAGTACAACTCGACGATCACCGCGCCGGCAGCGCCGGCTAGGGACGCACGTGCCGCCTGAGACTCCCCGTTGGACGCACCGGCGCTGCCGCCGCCGTATGCGTGGCCGGCCTCACCGGTGGAGGACACCGTTCGCGACGACGCGATCGACGAAAGGGTGGTGCCACCGCCGGACCCGGTCTTGGTCATCGACCCGCCGATGACGCGTCCGTTGCCACCGTCGCAGCCCGGGATCCGCAGGTCGGCCGTGCCGGTGCCACCGGTGCCACCGTTGCCCCCACCGCTGAGCACGCTTGTTGTTTCGGCCGTTCCGGCGTTGCCACCGTCGCCACCTACCACGGTCACCGTCGACGCACTTGCCCACGTGGTGGTGCCCCCGGCGTTGCCGTTGTTGGCACCAGCGGTGGCCGCGGCCCCACCAGCGCCGATCGTCACCGTCACCGACGTGGGCAGATCCGCAACGTTACCGGAGATCTGCGCATATTCGCCCTCACCACCGCCGCCGCCCTCGGCGTGCTCACCCACCCCGGTAGCTTCGACGGCACCACCGGAACCACCGCCGCCCTTGATATGCGCCCGGTATCGGTGCGCCCACGGGAAAGTCGCCTTCGTGAACGCCCCACTGGCGGTGATGACTACCGTGGTCGGGCTGCTCGGCGACGCGACTGGCACCCACGCCGACGTGCCACGCCGCTGCAGCGCGGCGTCCTGGTCGAGGTACATGCCCTCCCGCACACCAGCAGTTGGCTTGGTCTCCTCATCCCGCAACGGCGGGATACCACCCGCAGCGGCGGACATCGACCCCAACGTGGCCACGCTCGGAACTGGGGACCCGGCCGCCGGCACCAGGATGGTGCCCAACCGCAACGCATTCGTGGTCACCGCCGGGGCCGTGGGAGACGATGCCGGCGAGCCCGGGACGTAGACCACGGTGGCCTGCCGGTCACCGGATGCGTCCTCGTCGTCGTCCTCGATGAGCAGGTCCAACCCGTCGATACGCGGGTTGCTGCCGTCAGCCGGGTCCAGGCTGGCGGACTGCTCCGACACCGCAACAATGTATGGGCCAGACCCGGCCCCGGCGACCACCGCGGTCAGGTCGTGCACCGTCCACGTTGTGCCGGCCACAGAGATCGGGTCGGTGGCATGCGCGCGGACACCCGGCCGGGCACCGAACTCGGAGGTCACCCCCGCCCACAACCAGGCGGCGGTGGACCGGCGTAACTCCTGCGCGTGGTACTGCGGCTGCCACCGGTACACGGCGGCCCCACCGTCGACGGAGAACAGCACCGGCGCGCCGTGCGCCGTCAAGCTCAGAGCGAACGTGTTGGTCAGCGAGTCGCGGACGAAGTACACGGCATCGGCTACGAGCACCCCGACCGCACCGCCGGTCAGGGTGTCCACGCTGACCGTGTCACCGTCGGCCAGGCCATGGCCCGTGATGGTGAACAGGTCGGTGCTTTCGGCGATCGTCGCCGTACCCACGGCCGTGCCCGCCTTGCCGGCGTTGACCCACAGCGGATCCGTCACCACATCCTCCTTACCACCATGCCGACCGCCAAGTAGCAGTCGCCAATGCCCCAGCCTCGAAACGGTCCGCGAAGAACCTGAGCGTGCTCGTTCCCGACGGCAGCGGATGCTGATCCCAGCCCCACGTGGCCAGCCCGAACTGGTTGCTTCCCGGCAGCCCGTTGAGTAGCGCGGTACGGGCCACGCTGTCCACGTCCAGCCACTGGTCGGCGGCCAACTCCAAATCGAACTGCAGTTGGGTGCTGGTTCCGTCCGGCGCCTGCAAAACCAGCCGGGGTGTGTCCAATGGCCCGTCGATTCGCATGTTCATCCCGGTTGCCACCGTCCCGGCGTTGACCAGGCTGGCGAACCCGCCGGACAGGGTGCCACCCACGGTGAACGGCACGGTCAGCGGGGCGGATAGGCCACCGGCGAACTGGGTCAGCCTTGTTGCTGCGGTCGACTCGGCGCCGGAGTAGATCCGTGGGTCCTGGGCCACGAACCCGAGATTGGCCCACGTGGTGCCACTCTGCAGCCGACGGTCCGGCTCAACCAGCCGGGGACGGCCACGCATCAGGTACCCCACACCACCGATAACGAACTGCAGATCCACGTTCCCGGGTGAGTCACCCACCGGCGAGAACGCCGCGGATAGAGCCTGCTGCAGCGTGACGTAATCTGCTGTGCCCGTGCCCAGGATGACGATCCGCATGGGTACCACGGCCTCAGCCGCCCACTCCGCCCCCGACCAGGAACCGTGGCTCCACGCCCGCGGCCCACCCTGACCTGCCGCGACCGACCGGACGAATGGGTTGAAGTGGGTGACAAACCGGTAGGAGGTGCCCGGGCCCATCACCAGGTCCCGCACCTGCACCTGCCCCTCGGCCAGCGGCATATCACACCACCCCGTGCAGGGCGAGCTCGTCCCGAACCTGACGGAGGCTGAACCTGTCCGACCATGCTTGAATGGTCATGTTTTCCACGGTCACCCCAGCAGTACCGGCCGGTGCCAGCGCGGCCATCTGGTCCCGGGTGAACACACCCTCACCAGGTCTTGCCACGATCAGTTGGTCGCCGATGCCAGGCACGATCCCGCCGGAGTGGAAGCGGGGTATCTGGGGAACCCGGAACGTCTGCCCCCCGATCGTCTTACCCAGGAATTCGATCACAGGAAGGGTGAACCCTAGGCTGTTCCACTTGTCGATGATCCAGTTTAGTGCTGACCGGAACGCGCTGCGGATCCCGTCGAACAGGCCGCTGGCGGCCGACCGGACCCGGGCAGGTAGTCCTTTCACGAAGTTGACGACGGCGGTGAAGTTGGCGACGATCCGGTTCTTTACCCCTACGACCCAGCCGACCACCGCGGACAGCAGCCCACGCCAGAACCCGAAGTACAGTTGCACCCCGCGCCACAGCTTCTTCGCCCACTCGATGACGAACTTGAACGCGATCACCACACCGGCGATGTAGCGTTTGACCACGTTCTCAAACCACCACCTGGCCACGGCCACGATCACCCGGAACGCTGTGTCGACCACCTTGCGGAACGTCTCCGAATGCTTGTACGCGTAGATCAACCCGGCGGCCAGTGCGGCGATCGCCACGATCACCAGGCCGATCGGGTTGGCGATCAGGGCAGCGTTGAACGCCCACACCGCGGCGATCACTGTGCGGATGAACATGAACGCCTTGAACGCGACCAGCGCTGCACCCAATATGGTCACGAACGGGACGAAGAAGTCGCGGTTGCGGGAGATGAACCCGGCCAGGGTGGACAGCGCCGGCACCACAGTGCCGGTCAGGAACCCGGCCACGTTCCGGAACGCGGCGCCCAGCCGGGGCAGCCACGTGTCGGCAACCTGGCGCACCCTGGGCATGATCTCAGCGGAGAAGAACGCGCCGAACCTCCGCAAAGCCGGAATGATCTTGTCGTTGATCGCCGGTATGATCTTGTCCTGCAGAGCCTTCGACACCTTGTCCATCGTGGCCAAAATCACCGGCTCAAGCGGCTCCAACGCATGGGAGATCAACGTCTTGAACCGCTGCCACGGGGTAGCCGCAGCCGCAGCGGCACCACCGAACTCAGTAGCCAACTCCTTCAAAACGATCTTCTGGGCGCCCATCACGTCACCGGACTCGACCAGAGCCTTGATCTGCTCCTTCTGGGAGGCAGTGAAACTGACGCCGACCCGTTGAAGCGCGGACACCCCTTTGATCGGGTCGTTGAGCGCCTTCCCGACCTGGATCGCCTGCTTCTTCATGTCGGTGCCGAGCGCGGCCGACATGTCGGTCACGGTCTGAGTAGCCTGGTCGAAAATGTCGTTGCCCTTACCCACCTCGTTGCGGATCCTGGTGAAGGTGAGGAGCATGTTCGACCCGCTCTGGATCGCCGCGTCGTCGATGCCTGACTTGCGAGATATGGCATGAGCCAGGCTGGTGATCTCCTTCGCGGTGACGTTGGCCGCGCCACCGGTGGTCTTGAGCACCTGGTTGGTCAGCCGGTCGACCCGGGCACCCTCAGCCGCGGCCTGTGCGAAGTCGACGATTGACCCCGTGACCTTCCGGAAGGCGGCGGTGACCACGGCCGCGCCGAGAACGCCCTTGACGATTCCGCTGAACCCGCTGCCGAACGACTTCCCGGCCTGCTGCCCAGCCCGTTTCGCCCCAGGCTGGGCATCCTTACCGAACCGGGCGGTGTCCGGCCGGACGCGGATGAACGCTTCGCCGATACGCCTAGCCAACCGTCTCACCTCCCGCCGCTTCGACCTGACGTGCCCGATCCCCCGTCCGGCGTACCGGCCGGTCCAACACAGCGTCCAACGGTGCCGGGTCGTCTGCGCCGAGTAGCCGCAGCACCCCCCGCCGCCATGTCCATTCGTCGGCGAGGACGTAGATCACCGACAGGCCCTGAGCGGCGGGCAGGCTCATCAGCCAGCCGCCCGGTCCACCGCCGCCCGCAGCTCCACTTCCCGCTCCGGGGTTAGTACTTCCTCCCGCCATGTGCCATCGGGTGAGTGAACCCTCCACGTACGGCCAGTGGTCGGCTGCCCACTGGCAGAGTCCGATGGCAGCCCCGTAGGGCGGTCGGTCACGTCCTCCATGACATCGGAGACGATCTGCAGCAACGTGTCCGGGTCAGTGGAATGATGCCGGCAATGGACCCGGAACCGGTCATAATCACATCCCTGCTCATGCCCAGTTTTGTTGTCGTCACATTTGCAGCCGAGCAAAGTGCGGAAGAACTGGCCGAGCGCGGCGGCACCATCGACCGAGGCGGCGTCAAGGTCCGCAACCCGGGCCAACTCGCACAGCTCTAACAGGTGCACCCCGCCAGCAGCGACAAACCCCACCCCATCCAAGTCAAATTGGACCGGCTCGGTGGGCTTGGAGGTGTAGGACCGGCGGCCCATCAGGCCCTCGCCGGTGAGGCGAAGATGGTCTTGAACGGTTGCACCCCGGCCGGCTTCTCACAGTTCAGCTCGAACGGGAAACCGGCCTTGTCCGCGCCCTTACGCCTGCTGGTTTCCACCGTCCCGGCGGACAGGCACTGGCGGAACACCCAACGCTCCTGCGCATCGTCGGACTCCCACCCGTACATCTTGCGGGTTTCGGTGGCGAACGCCGGCGGTTCATAGGTGACGAACCCGGAGCCGGTGACGATGGTTCCACCGTTCAGCGCCCGCTTGAGGTTGGTGGCGGTGATCTCCGCCAGGGTGAAACCAACCTTGATCACCCGGCCGGTGGTGGCGTACCGGATCGGGTCCAACTCCTCGGCCACCTCCACCGGCTCGACGGCGAGCTCGTAGGACCACTGGTTGCCCTCGAACGTGTAGCCGAGCTCGACCCACGCCCCCGGCCATGCGGTGGTCAGGTCGGTCGGCTCGGTGGAGCCGAGGTCCGCGATCCGCAGCGTCCCCGGGCCCAGGCTGATCGCATTCGGGTTGCCCATTTCATCCTCCTAGATGAACACGTAGCTGTTGAGCAGGTCGCGGGCAAACCGTTGCGGCGGCTGACGGTCGGTGCCGTACTCGGGGAAAATCAGGTAGAAGTGGTCGGCGTCCCAGCCCACGTCCGCCGCCCCCGCTGCGCGGGAGTCCCGGGCGTCGATCGTCGCGGCCGCCTCACCGGAATCCCGCGGTGCCGCCGCGGACAACTCCCGGGCCATGTCCTGCGCGGCCCGGTCCACATGCACCACCACCTGAGGGTCGGTTTCCAGCCCGCGCAGAGCGGCCCGGTCCCACACGATCCGAACGTCACTCATCGACCCGCCTCACCTTGTCGTGCCAGCCGTAGACGTCGACGTGCTCGGCGAGCACCCGGTCGCCCGGGCTATGCGCGCGCACCCCGGCTACGAACAACGGCTCGAGCGCCTCGTACACCCCCACCGGTGGTGAAACTTCCAGCGGCGGTTTGGTGGCAGGCTTCTTGGCAGGCATCGGTTCTCCTACGGGAGTTGTAGGACGGCGATCGTCAGGTCGGTCACAGCGTCGTAGGTCATCGCCACCAGCCCGTCGGTGCCGGCGAAGATGTCCGCCGGGAACGGGCCGAGGATCTTGTCGCCGGTGGTTGCCGGGATGGTGGCTGTCATGTCCGCCACGTCGAACTCGGCCAGCTTCCCCGCCGTCGCGAAGGTGACGATCCGCACGGCCGCGTTGGTGTTCTTCGCGTGGACGAACACCCGCGGGCCCGGGGAGAACTTGTCCCCGCCGACGTCGGTGACGTTGTAGGTAGGGGTCACACCGCTGCCGGTGCGGACCACACTCTGAACGTTGAAAGTTGCCACGATCTCTCCCTTACTGAACCCACGAGTCGACACTGATCCGGTACGACAGGATGCTCACCGCCTGGTCGTCGACCGGGGAGTAGTCGCCCTGCCCGGAGGCCACCCGGGCGACGCTGCCACCACCGGCCAGTTTCGGCTCGGCCAGCAGCAGCCGGCCAACCTCCCCGCCGATCGCCTCGGCCAACTCATCCGTGTCGGCGATCCCACCCTCGCCGGGTGGGGACTGCGCCACGCGCACGTGCAGCATCACCGTGGCGGTTTCCCTGGCCAGCCGGTCGGTCGGCCCCGACTGCACCGCCTCTTCCTCGGGCTGGTCGAAGATGATCCCGCCGCCGTACACGCACACCAGCTCCGCGGTCTGCCCCGGCCACGAGTAGGCCACCTGCCGGGTCGACAGCGCATTGCCCGGCTCCGCGGCGCGCTCCTGCAGGCGGGCGATGATCGCCCGCTTCGCCGCATACGCGTTCGTGGTCATTAGGCGATCCACACCCTTTCGAACCCGGAGCGCTGGTAGGCGGCGTCGACCTCCGAGTAGCCGGTGGACCGACGGCCGGCAGTCGTCAGCCGGTACACCCCACCCTCGGCAACCGTGAACGAGATGGCCCGGTCGGGGATCTGGGTACGGGTCTCAGACAGCTTCGACCGCAACCGGAGTACCGCCGCGTCCCGGACTGTCACCGGAGGCACGTCCATCCCGTGCTCGTATTCGACGATCACGTTGCGGTGCCCTTTCGGCCAGGTCGATCCGTCGTCACGGACCAGCACACCCTCCGGCTGGGCGGCGACCTCCGCCAACTCACCCACCGTGAGCGCGGTGAACGTCCCACCAGCGGTGGGGGCGACACTGGCCGCGCGGACCACCCGCAACTCCACATCAGGCACGCACAACTCCTGGGTGCCAGTTCCGTCGAGCAGCCGCCGCTTGAACCTGGGCACGAACGCCACCCCGGCAATGTCCTCAGCCTCGTATTCGACCGAGGTCCGTTTGGCTACCAGGGTGGCCGTGTCGAAACTGGCGGGCAGCCGCAGCTCCTCCCGCGCCGCGACCAGGCCGAACAGGAACCCGCCGACGACTTCCACCACGTCCCGCACCACGACGGTGGCGCCGCCGACCAGCCCCGACCAGTCCACCGTGAGCGTGTCCACCTGCGCCTGCTCGAGCAGCTCAAAGTCGTATACCCCGGAGCCCATGCTGGTCGCCGCCCCGGAGGTGACGGTGGTCCCGTCGAGCCGTTTCACGGTCACCGTCACCGGTCCAACCGCGTCGGTCGGGGTCTCCCCGGAGTAGAACGTGTGGGACAGGGTGATGCGGCTGGTGACCAGGACCCGGATCAGGTTCACGGGCCACCGCCCACTGTGACGACACCCCAGCCGTAGGCCGTGGGCTCAGCCGAGCGGATTTCGCTCACCCAATCCGGCGGCAACGCCTTGACCTTGCCCGGCCAGAACTTCCACACCTCACACCGGAGATCCCCGGCACTGTAGATGTCATGGAGCAGGATCAGCCCACCCGGGCGGACCAGCCGGCCGTACAACTCCCAATCGGCCTGAATCCCCGGGTACAGATGGTCCCCGTCCAGGACCAGCACGTCCAACGGCCGCCCGTACAACTGGCCGGTCAGCCACGCCAGCGTGGTCGGATCGTGGGAGTCCCCCACGTACACCATGGCGGTGTGGGTGTTCAGCGGCTGCCCGGACCCGCCGGTCGAGTACGAGTTGTCGGCCAGGGTGATCCCGTACACCTCCGGGCAAACCTGTCCCCACGCCCACAGCGTGCCGCCGCGGTCGCATCCGATCTCCAGGAGAGTCTTCGGGTCGACCGCGGCGACCAGTTCCACGGCGGCGGCCAACTCGTCCTGTTTCTGGGAGGCGCGGTGCTCGTGGCAGGCCACCGAGGCGATCTCATCCGGGGTCATGACGTCACCGGCCGGCAGATCAGATAGTCGGCGGCGGCCGGCTGGTCACGTGGCCCGTCCGGGCTCCAATGGCTCTGGTAGGTGTAGGCGATCTCCCACCCGTAGCCGAGCTCGGTCAGCAACGCTTCCAGGTCGGACCGCTGGTAGTACCCGGCGTAGTCGTGACACTCAACGAACAGCACCGGCCGGTGCTGTTCGAGCAGGACGGCCATCCCCCGTAGGGCGTGCAGGTCTGCGCCCTCCACGTCCAGCTTCACCAGGTCCAGCCGGTCCAAGTCCTGCAGTACCGGGGTGTCGTCCAACGGCTTGCCCGGCACCGCACCGTCGATCGGTCCCACTGCTGGGACGGTCCGGGTGGACCCGCCGGACTCCTTACCGTGTGGATCGTCCAGGCTTAGCCAGGTGTGCCCATCCCACGCCGCGAACTCCAGGACGGTCACATTCCCGATGTCATTGAGCGCCACATTCCGGCGCAGCCCCGACGCGGCGGCCGGGTTCGGCTCCACCGCATAAACGTGGCCGGCCCGGCCGGCCAGCCGCAGCGCCCAATGACCGACGTGCGCACCGACGTCCAGCAGCACACCACCAGCCGGCAGCAGCGGGGCGACGATCGGCCACAACTCGGACTCGTGCTCACCAAGAGCCAGGTAGTCCTCAGACTTGGCGCCGCGGTCCACCCACAGCAGCCCATCAGCCTGCCGCACCTGCACCGCAGGAACCGCCGGCGTGTGGCGGGCATCCTCGGCGCTACGACCCAACGCCTCCTCCAACTGCTTCAGCGCCGGCTGCCAATACTCAGCCAACACCCGGTCAGCGTCGTAGAACTGCGCGAACGCCCACGCCTGAGCACGCATCTCATCCGAACGGGCATGCTCGTACGCCTGCTCATACGCGGAGATGATCTCCGCTATGAACGGGCGCCGCGCCCACGCAGACTGCGAGTCATGCCACATCGGCTCCCCGGGCACCTTCCACCCGGCGCCGACCAACTCCGGCATAGCGGTGGTGTCCGTGACCACCACCGGCGTTCCACACGCCTGCGCCTCAACGATCGGAACGCCGAACCCCTCACCCCACGAACAGTTGGTGAGCACGTCCGCGGCCCGGTAAATGTCGGCGATCGTCGACGCCGGAACCCCGACCTTGTACGCGTACTGGTCGGTCAGCAGATACGACGACTCTGGGAAGTCGGACAGCAGGTGGCGGATGTCCACCCCGTACGGGGAGGTGACGTCGGTGTGGATGGCCAGCACCGCGTCCGGATGCCGGCGGCGGAGCTCCCCGAAGGCGAGGATCTGCTCGTAGAACGCCTTCCGCGAACCGTCCTTACCCACGTTCGCGGCCACCATCGCCAACACGAACGCGTCCTCGGGCAGGCCGACCCGGGCGCGAGCCTCCGCCTTGTCCCCAGGTCGGAACACCGCGGTGTCGATGCCGTGGGGGACGTACAACGGTTTCAGGCCGGCGTCGGACAGCGCCTGCTCCCCGAACCGGGACATCGCGATCGGGATCGCACCCATGGTCTGGAACCAGTCGATGACCGCCGGGGGGACGTGTTCGTGGTCGACGGGCACCCACGCGGCGACGTTCATGTCCGCCAGCAGGGGGGCGTTGAACGTCCACACATCGCCGAGGGTGATGATCAGCCCCGAGTTCGCGACCTCGCGGAAGCTCTTGCCGGGCCCGCCGCCGAAGTGGTCCACGGCATGCGGGACGATCACATCCCCGCCGTAGCTCTTGGCGTACGCCGGGTAGCAGGTGATGCCCTGCCAGTTGAATTTGGCGCCCATCAGCCCGTAGTAGGCGGAGATCGCCAGGTCGTGGCCGAGCGCTTTGATCCGCGGGGCGAAGGTGGCGGTCTGCTGGCCGTATCCACTTCCTACCCACGGGGCTACCGAATGCCACAGGACCTTCACTCGGTCACCGCCTGGGTGGCCGCGATCTCCTGCCGGAGCCGGTCGACACCCCAGCGCCGGTCCACCTTGACGCCGAGGTTCTGGGCGATGCGACGCAGCGCGTCCAGGTCATCCTCAGGGACGATCTGGGCGTCCTTGGCCTCCGCCGGGTCGGCGATCTTGTCGACCATCTCGGCCTGCTTGGGCTCCGGGTCCGGGTCAGGCTTCGGCTCAGGCTTCGGCTCCGGGTCGTCGTCGAGGATCTGGACCTGCCCGGTGGCGGCCAGGTGCTGCATGTGCGCGACCGCATCCCGGTCACCGTCGTCGACCACGGTGACGGTGCCCTCGCCGGCGGCGTAGGTCCGCCCGTCCAGCCAACGGCTGTTGACCTGTGTGATAGTTCGGATCTTCATGACGCTTCCTTCCGTGTCTCCCTTGCGGACGGTTGAGCCCGGCCCCGCCGGCGCATCGGGGAGACAAGCCGGCGGGGCCAGACGACTAGAGCAAGTACTTTGCGAAGGCCGCAGGCCTCATGACGTCGCCGCCGACCCGCATCCGGAACAGGAACGCGACCAGACCGAGCTCGGCGTACCGCTCGTCGAGACGCTGCACGGTGATCCGCTGCCGGTCTGCGATCACGTAACCCAGGTTCGGGTCGCCGAAGATGACCGACGGGTCGACCGCCGCGGCGGACGCGCCCATGGACGGCAGGCCTTCCAGGTTGTAGAACCTCTTCCCGAACAGGGTGTCCGGTTCACCAGCCCTTGCCGACGGCTGCCACAGGTAGTTGCTGTTGGCGTCCTTGAGCAGCGCGATCGCCTCTGCGGCGTCGTTGCTGGCGTAGTACGCGCCGTTGCGGCGGAACCGGGACGGGACCCGGTACTGCAGCTGCTTGAGCCCGTCGCCGATTGGGGTTGAATCGGTGTCGGCGGTGACGGCTTGGGTGATCTGGTTCGCGGCCGACGTGGCCCGGGCCGCCAGACCCCACGGCTTGGACACCCCGTTGCCTGCGGCGAACGCGTCGTCTTCCATCTCCGCCGTCTTCTGACCCACGATGTCCTGGATCAGCGCGACGATGTTCGCGTCGGTGTCGGCGAGCTCGTCGACACCGATCCGCGACATGGCGGTCAGGTCGTGCACCTGAACCACATCCACCGGAGTGTTCGGGACCACGTTCGCATCGACAGTCCCCGGCGCGGTCAGCTCGAGCTGCCCCCAGCCGGCGGTCGCACCCGTCAGCGACCGGATGTCCACCTTGTTGGAAGTGGTCTGCCGGATCAGCGGACCGGAACCGCGGAACACACCCAGGTGCGGCAGGGTCTTGAAGATCGGGCCAGCCAGGTCGTGCGGGACGATGATCTCTCCGGTGGCATCCTCGATGAGGGCAGCCTTCTCGGCCGTGTCGAGCCCGTCCACCCACTGCTGGCCCTTGACACCCTGCCGGATGGCCTTGGCGAACAGTTCGACCTTCCGCCGCTTCATCGCCTCTTCGTAGCCGGAGCCGACCACACCGTCCTTGCTGGCCTGACCCGCGGCCACCGCCGCCTCAGCGGCCAGCGCCGACGGAATCCGGTCCGGCTCCCGCCCCCACGACTCCATCTGGTCCTGCTCGTGTTCCAACGCGGCCAGGCCCTTGAGCCTGGTGGCCTCGGTGAGCAGGGTCGACATCTTGGCCGCATCCTCGGCCGGGATCTTGGTTGGGTCCGGCCACCGGTCGCGGATGGTCCGGGCCAGGCTGATGCACTGCAGGGCCTTGTCCTGCAACGCCTTCTGGGTCACCTGTGACATGGTTTACTCACTCCTTGCCGAGCTCGGCCGCCAGGCTCTCCAGTTGAGAGCTGACGGTGGTGGCCTCCACGGAGGCCATGAGATCGGCGAGTGAGTCACTCGGCTCGCCGCCGGGTGGGCTGTCGCCCGGCCCGGAGATGATGGACAAAGCGTACTTGGCCGCGTCGTTGGGGTCGGCGTTCGGTGCCGCGGCCGGGTCACCGTCACCGCCGTCGTTGTTGGGTTCCGCCGGGTCGGCGGCCTTGCCGGGTTGGTATTGCATGACCACCAACTGGTCGACGGCGCTCTTGCGCACCCCGGGGCTGGCAATCGACAGGGCGGCGCGCATGTCCGTCACCCACGCCTCGGGCAGACCGGGAGTCTTGTCGTCGACCTTGGCGGTCAGCACAAGAGAGCTGTCGTTGGCGGGAATGGGGGTCAGGCCGACGAACCTCAGCCCCACCTCACGCAGGATCCGGACCGACTTGCCGGCCACAGTTTCGAAGCTCTTGGCGAAGATCGGACCCCAGATCGACAGCCCGTTCAGGTGCCCATCACGGGCCAGCTTCCGGGCGTCCTGGGCCTTGCCGATGTCCGCGAACCGGAAGGTGGTCTTCAACCCGTACGCGGTGTCCTCCGCCTTGGCCAGAGACCCGATCACACCCTCGGCGCTGTTCTGGTGATCCAATGTCAGCGGAATGACCCGCTTGGATGAGCGCCACTCGGTCAGCGTCTTGCGGAACGCGCCCGGCATCACCACGTCGTCCTGCTGATCGACCACGTTGTAGACCGACGCCCACCCGGTCAGGGTGCCAGGGTCGTCAGCCTTGGAAACATCCCACTGGATCGGGACCACACCGCCGATGCCGATCCTCAGCCACTCACCATCCACGATCCGATCCCTCCCGGGCCTGCAGCCCCGCAACCTCGTCGCGGCTCAGCTCAACCCCGTACTCGGCGGCCAGCAACACCGCGCTGGCCTCTATGTCCTCCGCCGGCGCGGCCGGTGCCTGACCGATCTCCTGGGGCACCACCCCCGACGGGGTGAGGAACACGTCCCCACCCGGCACCGCCGCCAGGCCAACCATCTGCCGGAAGTCGTTGCGGGTTATCCCCCCGCGGGCCAGCGCTTCGGTGCCCCGCTGCCACAGCGCACCCGCGGCCTCTTTCAGCGCGAGCACACCCGAGTTGTCCCACGCGGCCATCACCCGGCGCCGGCCCACACCGGCGAACCGGGGCAGCAGCCGGGAACGGACAGGTTCGATGAACCGGCGCTGCTCGGAGAACATCGCCTCCTCCCAGAACGAGAGGCGAGCCTCGCGGTAGTCCTTGTACGCGTTGTGCGTCAACCCGAGCTTCGTCCCGATGAGGATCGGTTCGACTCCGAAGGCCATGCACACCCGCGCCTCGGACACCTCACGCAGGTCCGGAAACTCCAGATCGGTCAGGTTGTACACCATCTGGTGGATTTTCATGCCCTTTTGCAGGAACGCGGGGGCGCCGCGGTTCGACCCGGAGAACGCCTCCCGCCACTTCGCCCGCAGCCGTTTGTGCAACGTGTCGGTGATCTCCGACTCGGTTTCGATGACCACCGCCGGCATGGCATGGTTCCGTAGCAGCGTGTCTACGAAGTCGGTTGCCGCGTTGTCGAGGGTGGTCGCCCGGGCCGCAGGGCGCAGCGGCGGCTGGCCGAAGTAGCGGGCGGCCGGGTTGTGCGGATTCGGATTCGGATACCGAATCCTGATCATCGATGTCTCCGCGCCTTTTGCCCGCGGGGAACCCGCATCAGGGACCGGGACCATGATCTCCGGCCGCTCCGGGTCCGGCCGGTACACCCACACGTAATCCGCCGGGTCCCGCGGGTTCGGCAACACCCCAACTAGGTCCGGGCGCACCGGCCACAACTGGGTGGGTAGCCCGTCCCGGCCGTTGACAACCAGCCAGAAACACGTCCCGGCCAAATCCTTGTACGTGACGCTGAGCTCAAGGAACTCAAACTCGTCGGTCACCGGGTTCGGGGCCTCGAACAGCCGGCGCAGCCGGTGGTCGTCAATGGCGGGACCGTTGCCGGCTGGGGTGGGCGACGCGCCCCACGGGTACACCCGGATCACCGACTGCGGCAGCGACTCCGCCCGGTAGCGGATACACGCGTACACGAGCTCGTTGCGGCCGTAGCCGACGTTCGCATAGTTCGCGAACGACCCGTCCTGCTCGATCATCCCGGACAGGTTCGGCCCACCAGCACCAGTACCAGACGGGATCGACATGAACCCTTGCCGACCGTCGACGACCGCCACCTGCTTACTGGCAGGTTCCGGTTTCGGGCCGGTCAGCCAGCCCACGGCGGCCTCACGCGTTCCAGCCGCTGAGCAACGCCCCGGCGCCGAAGATCAGCCCGGCGGACACCAGGGCGAACCCGACGCCGAAGCTGATGCCCACGCCGACCGGGATGAGCACGATCGCGGCGGGGGCGGAGACCAGCGCGGCCGCCCGACGGCTGTGCGTGGCCATCCACCGCCGGCCGGAGCCGAGCATGCCACACGCCCGAATACCGGCCTGCCGGGCCCAGCTGGCGACCAGGACGGGGGTTGGGACGGCCCAAAGAACTGCGGCGGCGGTCAACAGCGCCCAGCCGGGGCCGGCCAGCAGGCCGACCCCGGCCACCATGCACCCACCGACCAGCACCACCCGGAATCCGGAGACACGCTCCACGGCATCAAGATACACCAAAACCTACGAATCGTAGGCGCCTGACCCTTGCGGCCAGCGATTCGTCGGGGATTATCGGCGTTTGCCTTCTAACTGTGGCACGATGAGGCCGTGAACGACAAAACCTCCACCCGAACCCCGTTCACCGTCGATCGGATCATCCCCGGCGACGACGGCAACCTCTACAAACTGGAGATCACCGGTGAGGTCGAGCTGACCCGCGGGCCGCTCGGCCGGATCGTCGACCTGTGCGACCAGATGATCGCCGAGGGACTCGCGGTGCCGGCGGAGATCCTCCAGGTGCTCGACGAGCTGCAGAGGCCCCGGGTGGGCCAGGAGAACGTGAGGTAGAACCGTGGCCGTTGGACTGCACGCCGTGAACCTGGCGAACAGATGGCTGGACATGCTGGCCGGGACGGCGTTCACCGCCCCCACTTCGGCCAACGTGAAGCTGCATACCGGCGATCCCGGCGCGGCTGGTACGTCGGCCGCCTCGGTCGAAGACGAACGGAAGCCGCTGACGTGGGCTGCGGCTGGCGCCGGGGCGAAGGCCATCACGACAACCTTGCCGTCGTGGACAACGTGGGACGTGGGTCCCGAGACGATCAGCCACATGTCGGTATGGGATGACATCACCGCCGGGAACTTCCTGTACTCGTTCGCGCTGACCACGGCGAAGGCGGTCACCAACGGGGACACGCTCAACCTGACCGCGCACTCGATCAGCCTCACGCCGCTCGCGGCGGCATAAACAGGGAGATGGGACGATGGCTGCTGGATACATGGCGCTGACAGACAAAGCCATGATCAACACGAGAATCGGCGGGATCTCGGTACGGCTGCGGGAGCTGATGGACGAGATCGGACAGTTCGACACATTCTTCCAGGGCCAGGGAGTGGCTGGGCTGGTCAACAACTTCCAGTTCGACCCCACAGACCAGACCAACGCGCCCGACGCCAACCTGGTCGGCACCGTCAGCAACGCCTACGCGCAGTTGCGGCGCATCTACCTGGGCGGCGAGGCGCTAGCTGCAGTCAAGAACTTCCGCGAGTTCGCGCCGCAGGTCGAAGCCCTCCGGTAAGGGCTCGACCCCGTGTCGATCGTCGTCCGCCGGCTCGGCAACGCCGACGACGTAGCGTTTTCCACCGGGCTCGGCGGCGTTGACGCGACGACGTACGGCACGATCGCGGTCCTGTTTAGGCCGTCGGCCGATACGGTTTTCCGCTGGCTGGTGAAGCTGTACGACGCGACCGGTGGGGACCTCGGTGGCGTCGGGCTGCTGAGCAACGGCACGCTGTTCTGGAAGGGTGCCTCGATCTGGGCCACCGAGGGACCGTCTGTCACCTTCGACGACTGGCACCTGCTGGTCGCGCGCAAAGGCACGGGGGACGTGCGCCCCCGGTTCAGCCTCAAGAACGTTACGACCGGCATATGGGTCCATGACGATGCCGTAGACACCCAGTTGGACTGGGTGGCGCCCACGGGCGGCAGCGTCCGAACCAAGGATGCGACCTCCGGTGAGGGCCCGGGTGCCGACTACGCCGCCGCGGCGATCTGGGCGAACGAGCTGCCGTGGGCGGCCGACACGTTCGGCGACACGGCGATCGAGGCGGCCGGCCTCGACGAGCATCTGGACAACTGGCGGGACGCAGACCCGGCATCCGGGTGGGAGTTCTCCCAGGCAAGCGCTAGCTCCATGGTTGAGGACTTCACGCTCAACCGGGCTGATGAGACCAGCTTCGGCGTGGGCACCCCGACCACCGTCACCGACCTCAACTTCGTGTATGCCACCGCCGGCATCCTGGCCCTGTCGCGGAACTTCCTGCGTGACACCCAGGATGAGCCCGGTGCCAGCGGGATCATCCATGACCTGTCCGAAACCCAAGGCACCCCGACCACAATCGGGTCGGGCAGCATCAGCTCCGGCAGCTTCATCAAGGTGCTGGAGTTCTGGCGGGTCGTCGGTACGACGGTGGACGCCAGCGTGCCTATCGACACGTCCATTTCCATGGCGGCAGTGTCCGCGGCCACATTGCGGTACCAGTGGATAGTGCATCGGTACAACAGCTCCGACGTCCTGCAGGAAAGCTCCACGGCCTCATCCGAGCACAACACCACCGGTGTGAAAACGCAGACCATGGTGCTCGCCGGTCCGTTCGCCGCCGGCGACAAGCTATCGGTGTCGCTCTGGCTGAAGAAGGCGGGCGGTGGCGGCTCCCGCGACTTCACGTTGAACATCAACAATGCTGACTCGTGGGTCGAGTTCTCGGTCGCCGAGGCCGCCCCCAACGTGGATGTAGACGGCGACCTGGCCACCACGGCTACCATCGCTGGCAGCATCGACGTGGCCGTGCCAGGCAGCCAAGTCGACGTCGACGGCACCCGCCCAACCACCGCAGCCGCCACCGGCACCGCAGCAGTCGACCGGACCGTAGCCGGCGACCGGTCCACCACAGCTACCCTGTCCGGCACCGCTGCCGTCACCCGCACGGTTGACGGCAGCACGGCCATCATCGCCGGCGCCACCGGCAGCATTGACGTAGGCGTGCCCGGCGCCCCGGTCGACGTCGACGGCACCCTGGCCGTGACCGCCGGCCAGGCCGGGACCGCGGCCGCAGACCGTCCCGTCGACGGTGACCTGGTTACCACCGTCACCACCACTGGGGCCGCATCCGTCGCTCACCCGGTCGACGGCGACCGGGCCACCACCACCACTCTGACCGGGGCCGTCACCGTGATCCGGGCCGTCGACGGCAACCGGCCGACCACCGTCACCCTGGCCGGCACCGCGGACATCATCCAGCTCGGCCAGGTCGACGTCGACGGCACGCGGCTGGTCACCGCCACCCTGACCGGGACGGCCACCACCATGCGGGCTGTGGACGGTGCCCTACCCGTCACCGCCACCACGGTCGGCGTCGCCCAACTCATATCCCTAGCCCAGGGAACCCGGCCGACCACCGCCACCATCACCGGCACCGCCCAGGTCGCGGCACCCTACGAGCCGATCCGCACCAGCCTCGGCGGGCGGACCACCGCCACCACCATCGAATAGGCCCGATCAGTCAAAATCAGCCCACAATTGACGCCCACACAGTGAAGGTTCGTCCTCACGGACCCTCCGGCTGAGCACGGCTACGGAAGTAGGACACCCAGTCATCGAACCCGGCCGGTGGCGGGAAGCGCTGGTCGTCGTGTTGCTGGCCCAGCGCGTACCCCTGGTCATGGATCTCCTCGACCAACGCCCGGATCTTCGCGTGACCCACGTCGTCGACCGAAACCGGTGGGCCGGTTACGAGCGCATGCTCACCGATGATCGACAGTAACTCCCGGTGATAATGCTCAATGTCTTTGGTCATGTTGGCTCCCATACCAAGAATCCATTAGTCAACCCCTGTCACACGAAAATGTCCGGTTCCGGCACAACCTGCGAACCCTTCACCACCAAACCGTGCAAAGCCAACGTACACACATACAACGGCCCCAACTCCGACGAAGTGCCCTTGCGCACGAACACGAACGACCCGCCACCCAAATCCAGCCGGCGGGCCTGACCCATCGCCCGGTCCAACACCGGCTGCCCCAGATGGAACAGCCGCATCCCATCATCAGCCTGGTCCTGGTCCTGCGCCTCACCCGTCGCGTCGAAAAACCGGCCACACGCCCCCGCAATATCCGGCTGCGCCGGCGTCAACACATCGATCCCACGGTTCTTCAACGGCTGGATCAGCGACGCAGCCGGCCTACGCGGATCCACCACCACCGTCCACGGCGTGTGGTCGGACACCATGTCCACCACCCGCCGCTCCAACCACTCCACACCCACCGCACCCAACGGAACCCGACCACCCGGCTCCGCCACCTCCACGTGATACTGCCCATCCGGGCGGTACCCGGCCACACCGATCCAACCCCGATCCCGCTCCTCATTCATCTCCACCGCCAACGCCGGCCGGCCCTCCACCCCACTACCCGGGTCGTACCGCTCATCCCAACTCAGCTGAGACACCAACGTCCACCGCGGCGACGTCTCCACCGGCTCCCACCCCAAATACTCCGCTTGAAGATCCACCAACGGCATGCCCGACTCGAAGTCCTCCCGGATCGCCCGCTCCGGCACCGTCCGCCCCAACCCCGGCATGCACGAATACCACGTCTCCGGATCCTGCGGGTCCAACCCATCGGCCGCTGCGAAGTCGAAAAATGCCATCCCATGCCGCACCCCCGCCGCCACCCGCTGCCGGCCCAGTTGCCGCTTCGCCCGCAGATACGGCCACTGATCCGGACGCACCCGCGACAACCCGGGAATCATCGACAGCACCCACATCTGCCGCCACAGACGGGTCATCATCGTCGGCCGCATACCCAACTCCGTCCGGTTATTCGGCCGCGACCACGCCTCGTCGATCACCCCCACGTCCAACGTGTCACCCGTACCCGCAGTCTTCCCCGTCGTCGCACCCGGCGACCACATCGACCTGTTCTCCCAGACCATCGCCTCCTGGTTCAACCGCAGCCGGTACCCGAACTGCCGGCGCGGCCTGTAGAACGAGGACCCCTTCAGACGCTCCAGGTGCACATCCCGCCACTTCGCCCGCGCCGCATCCGCGGTCTGCGCCGTGTACAAAACCCGCTGCGGACCCGGCGGGTGCACCACCACCCCCAACTGCTCCCGCACCCACCGGACCAGCGCCTCATCGAACCCCACACACCGGTGAGTCATCACCGGCAACATCAACTCCGTCTTCCCCGTCCCCTGACGCGGACCGATCACTATCACCTCCCCGTACGCCAGCAGCCCCGTCGCCGGGTCCAACTCCAATCCGACGTCGGCCATCATCCGCTGATGCGGCATCAGCGGCTTCCCCAACCGGCGGGCCGCCTCCGCCACCGCCCCGCCCAACGTCGGCCGGTCCGGGCTGCGCGGCGTCCCAAACAGGGGTACCGAGTTGCCCAGCCTCATCGGCGCCGCCACTGTCACGTGCAACCTCCCTCAACCTCTCCAGTGTGATCCGAAGCTCCCGTGCCCAGTTCACAGCCGCCGCCGGCCCATCAGTACCCGACTCATCGACAGCTTTCGCTAAAACGTAGGCCACCTCAGCTAACGACCGATGAAACTCGCCATGGATATCCCCCAATGCCTCAATATCCTTGCGGACCGCGGCCTCCACCGCACCACACTCATCCATCTGAATGTCCGATATGGTCGCAGAACGGTACCCGGAAGGTGCCTAGTACCAACCCCAGAGCAAAACACACCAAACCAGACACTACATTTAGTAACCAAAAAAACTCACAGAGAGAGGGAAAAGCCTGACGGATGGCTTCCGTCGGC